TGAAAGATCGGATTAAAGAACTTGCTATAGAGTCAAGAGATAGTTCGGGATACGAAAATTGGGAAAGGTTCGCTGAGTTGATTATTCAGGAATGTGTAGAGGTGGCATCAAGAGCAGATGATGCTAAATATGAGTATGCCGCATGGTATTTGATTGAAAAACATTTCGAAATTAGGAGTTCGTGATGAGAATTAAAATATACCAATTGATTGAACAGATAGTCGATGAAGGCACAGAGGCTGGGTACAACTATGCATGTAAGCACACCGAAACTCCGCACCCCGACACAATCAAGCACTGCATAGCGCAGTACATCATGCTCGGCTTCGATGAATACTTTGAGTTTAGTCAAGAAGAGTAGCTACTCACCAACCTCAATTTATATACAAGGTAAAAACCATGAGCAAAATGCCCTGCAGTATTAGCGACGATCCGTACAACGATGCCAGCGACCATTACGAAAGCGAAGGCGTGTACAAACCCAACCCCGATGACCCCCAGTACACCGACTGGCTACTCAAACAAATTGATGAATCCCTAAAAGAGCTCGACGCAAATGACTGATCAACAAATCATAGACATGTTCGACCAGCATCCAAACTTGTTTCTTAGTGACCTAGCCAGAATGACTGGCAAAACCATAGCTGAACTCAAAAAAATACTATTGGAGAGCCCTCGATGGAACTAAAAGTTGTATATACAAAAAAACAACTGTGGAGAAACCACGCGCCCGACTTCAACTTCGAAAAAACCGCAGACGAATTACTACAACAAGCACTACTCAGTGGATTCGTCGACCAGGTAGGTGAAGACCAATACCAGGTAAACCTCAAATACCCCGAAAAAAGGACAAAGCAATGAACAAAATAGTACTTCTTGCATTACTTATAACCAGCGCTACTGCCAACGCAGCCTGGTGGACAAAGATCTCAGAGCAACGGTTAGCGTCTGGCGACGTTATCTGCCAATGGAAAAGCGGTTGGGGAACCAATACCCAGTACACAACCACCGCAGGTCCAGGATTCTGCCCAACACCTAACTAAAAGGACATATCGATGAGCGCACTACAACTTGACCTCAAACAATTCTACGGCAGCGAAACATTCACACGCTGGTCACCACTGTTTAACGATGTGTTAACAGAAGGGTGTGAGTACGTAGCCGAAAAAGCTCAAGCATTCTGGTTATTTGACTATATAAGCAGTCATCTAAACGAGCTTAGCGACGACCTGGTCGTGACTACACTAACGGTTAGACCGGAAAACGACGCTATCCTAGCCCTCACGAACGGGGACGGCGAACCACTACGCACGCAGCGTATTGAATTCACCGACTTTCCCGAAGGTGAGCTCATCATATGGTCTGCTAAAAACGAACTAGGCGCTTACACCCACATGCTGCCATCGGAGTACTAACCATGACTCTCGACGAAGTAATACACCAATGCCGCCTAATGTATTCAAATGACAAAAGAATATTAAGTGACGAAATGATCGTCTTACTACGCTTTGCTTATCAAGAAGGCCAAATTATGGGCGCCATAGAGATGCAACCATGACTGTAGGAAATTGGAGAGATCATCTATTAATAAAATGCGCGGCATGCTCAAAACTTATGGGCCATTATAAACCTTCAACCACTGCTATTTGTGTTGATTGCGACAAATCAAAACAGGTGCGGCTTTATATGGCAGAGACGCGGCATAAGCTAAAAAAGAACAGCGAGGTGGCGCAATGACCATACACGCCCCGTTCACGCTACCAGTCAAAAAGGGGTGTCCACCAACAGCTGGGCGGTTCTCTAACCGGGCAGAGCTAGAGCAGTACTGCTGTACTAAGTACAACGCAGGCTGGTCGATAAGCCGAATCAGCTACCACGCTGGGATCAGCAATAGCACCAGCAAAAGCATTCTCCATCCAACTAAGTAAACGACAGACTGTACTGTTACAGCCCGAACTTTCTAATGTGTTAAAGCAGGCTATAAACGTGTGTATAACTGACATCTTGTGGGTGCGAAGCCCAAAATCTATTTAATGGGAGTTAATCATGAGTGAGCAATCGACTGTACTGTTACAGCGTGTCGGCATCGTCCACACGCCTAAAAACCTAGAAGAGCTTGAAAACTATATCAACAAGTTCAACAGCGGAGAACGTATGGTTGCGTTTACCTGTGCCTATATGGCTTGGAACTTAGCCGCCAAACTCACCAACCCAGAAGGAAGAAAAGCAAATGGATAATTATCATGCAGAAAGTTTTTTAGATGATTTTGTACAGTTTCTAAATAAACGCATCGACTGTCGCCTACAAACTGTACTGACCGAAGACAGCCGAACCAGGGCGCTCGAGACAGAAATCGAAGGGCCTGGAAAAGGAAACGAAAAGCTCGAAACAGAAATCGGAAACCTTGAATCAAAATTTGACGAGCTTGAATCAAAATTTGACGAGCTTGACTCAAAATTTGACACGCTTGAATCCGAGCTCGCTTATCACGAAGACCGAATCGCTGAGCTAGAATCAGAAATCGAAGCGTCACCCGCGGTACTCAAAAACTTAACCGCGATCGTCGAGCGTGAAATTCTCGAAACTATAAACGAAGGTCGCATTCGTCTTCACGCTGGCCCGGTGCCGATGGCATCAAAAAACTACTTGAGCTAATATATTAGCTTTGATACTATTTCGCTCTTACTAGGAGAGTATGATGAGTATAGATAAAGCAACTCCCGCCGAATGGACGGCGTCAAACGCAAAACACCTCCGCACGCCTTACATAGATCCATTTGATATCCAGCCAGACCTTGTCAACGCGCCACCGCATTACAACGAAGGCAATATAGAGTGCATCGACTACCTCAAAGACAGCCTGGGCTCAGGATTTGAAGCGTATCTCGAAGGATCAATTAAGAAATACCTGCACAGGTTCCGCTACAAAAATAAACCTGTAGAAGATCTGCGTAAAGCCAAATGGTACATCGACCGTCTTATTCAAGAGCAAATTAACACCCCTCAATGACTACGCCGTGGACAGATGTCGACGCAGCAGTAGAAGAAGGTCACTTCATACAAGACAGGTTAGGTAAGACCGCTTACTTAGTCTGCGATCTAAGCCGAAACCTGTTTGTCTTTACTCATGACGAGTTCAAAGCTTTTAAGAAGAAGCTGCACGTACTAGAAATATTTCACCCAGGAGGGAGATATGAATACCACGGATTACTTTCAAGCTGTACAGAGCCTAAACGAAGACCAGATTCATCCTGAGTTTCACACATACGCCACCGTATGGATGAAGTCTCGCATGCCTGAAAGATACCAAGAGCTCAAAGCCGCCTTCAAAACCTACGAGAATGAGATCTACGCTGCCCAACAAGAAGAAGGGCTGCCATTCTAATGCTAGTAACCCTCGACTTTGAGACATACTTCGACAACAAAGTGTCTCTTACCAAGCTCACTACTATGGATTACGTTCGCCACGAACTATTCAAAGTGTGGGGCGTAGGCATAAAAATCGACGACGGACGTACTGAATGGTTCGGAGAAGATGACACCCAAGGCGCAATTAACGACATCGATTGGGGCAATGCTACAGTTATCTGTCACAACACCATGTTCGACGGCTACATCCTAACGCGCCACTTCGGAGTGGTACCGGCGTACTACATAGATACTGCCGCGATGAACCGCGGGTTGTACCCTGGGCAATCAGCACGCCTCAAAGATTGTGCAGTTCGTGCTTTCCCCAAAGACGAGACAATGCGTAAAGGTGAAGAGCTCTCCGATGCCAAAGGTATCTACGATCTCGATCCCGAACTTGAGGAAGCTATTGCTGGTTACTGTATTCAAGATGTCGATCTTACGTATGCAATCTACAAACAACTTGTAGACCGCATGCCAAAATCCGAAATGGATATCATCAACCTTACCTGCAGAATGTTCTGCGAGCCAAAGCTAATCGTGGACACCGAAGCATTAATCACGTTCCGTGATCACCTGATAACGTCCAGCGAACAAGCTATCACCGCATCAGGTGTTGATCGTAAGGTGCTTAGTTCCAACAAGCAGTTCTCAGATTACATCCAGCAAGTACTTGGCCTAATCACCCCTTATAAAGTAAGCCCAACTACGGGTAAATCCATACCAGCCTTGGGCAAGAATGACAAAGCATTCACCCAAATGAAAAAGATGTACACCGAACATCAACCGATCTGGGACGCGCGTACAGCTGTAAAGAGCCGCATATCAGAGACCCGAGCGCAGCGCTTCCTCGATGCGACGCACGACGATGGTACTATCAGCGTGCCGTTGCGTTACTACGCAGCACATACTGGTCGGTTCGGTGGCACTGAAAAGATCAACATGCAAAACATGCCCCGTAACTCGGAGCTCAGGAAAGCATTATGCGCGCCTGCTGATCACCTGGTCTACGTTGCTGACTTATCAAACATCGAAGCGCGCATGCTTGCATGGCTAGCAGATGAAAACGACTTGCTCAATCAGTTCCGCAACGGCGATGACATCTACGGCAACCTCGCGTCAGTAATCTACGACCGGCCTATTAATAAGAAAGACGACCCAACCGAACGCTTCGTTGGTAAGACTGCTGTATTGGGACTCGGCTACGGCATGGGCGCACCTAAGTTCCAAGCAACATTGGAAGCCGGTGCAATGGGCCCTGCAATGACGTTCACTACTGATGAAGCGTACAACGTAGTAAATACATACCGCAGTACATACTCAGGTATACCCGTGTTATGGCAAAAGTTAGAGCTTAAATTAGCTAATACAATTAACCCTAACTATGAAGAAGAATGGCACGGCCTTGTCTTTAAAGACACAAAGATTTATCTACCAAACGGCCTTGCTCTCCACTACAACAACTTACGCTTCGAAAGAGGTAAGCTAACATATGATGGAGCACGCACCGTGGAAACAACATGGGGTGGCCGTATCGCGGAAAACGTAGTGCAAGCGCTATCACGTCTCATTGTTACTGACGCAATGCTCCGTATCGACAGTGACGCAAATCTAAACGCAGACGTTGTGCTCACTGTACATGATGAGATAGTTTTAATTAGCCAAGCTAATAATCCAGATGCTACAATGAATAAACTTATTGCCCATATGTGTACTACTCCAGACTGGGCGAAAGACATCCCCCTAGATGCTGAAGGGGGCTATGACTTTAGCTACAGTAAATAACTTATGTCACGTTTAGTACTAACAAGAAAATTAAACGAACAAGTCATCATCCATGATGATGAAGGCGTTATCGCGAGAGTAAAAATCTCTAAAGTTGACAGGAATCAAGTCCGCTTAACATTTGAAGCGGGTGAAGAGATCAGGATTGATCGACAGGAAGTATTCGAAAAAAACGCCCTCCAACCGAAATAATAATAGCATTGGTATTAATACCTCTGCTACTATTGTTCGCTCTGTAGGAGGAGCCATGCAATTAACTTTTTTAGAGGCCGCGAATGGACAGCGGCTTAGCAAGAGACACTGTCCCAAAAACGGATTCACCCCGTACCCTCACGTAAAAAACGTAACATCCCACGAAACAGACATACCCCTCGACGACACTGGCCTAGCAATGCTGGAAACTTTGATACGAGAACATTCGTCTCAAGGCCATTGCTTATTAAAAGGCAACCTTAAACGCCCACTACAAAACGAATCACGCGCTGGGAAAACTGACCGCATTGGCTACTCCAGCTTATTAGTGTTAGATATTGACGGCATTATTTTGCCAGGTCACACCAACCCTAAGACCTTCACTGACAAAGATGTCAGCACGTTAGCAAAAGCTGTTATGCGTGAGCTACCCCCTAAAGTGCAAGATTGCAGCTTCATAGCGCAAGCATCAGCTAGCCTGGGGCTTAAAGGCGAGAAAGTCTCCCTACATATATTTATTCTGTTGACGCACGCCATGCCTGCAAAGGCGATGAAGTTGTGGCTGCAAAACTCTAATTTTGAATCGCAGTTATTCTCTTCGCAGCTTGAGCTATCGAGCAACGGGCATTCACTTAAATACCCGTTAGACACGAGCGTAGCTGACAATTCAAAACTTATCTTCATTGCGCCTCCTACCTTTGAAGATGGAATCCACGACCCGTTCGCGTCGGGCGCCGAGCGGGTCGTGCGTGTTTCAGGTATATCGGAGACTCTTGATCTCGCTAAATTGATGAGTGACATCAGCCCCGAGGTAGTTCATCAAAAGAGTAATGAGCACAAAAACAAATTGCGCAAAGAGCGCGGTTTCAATGCAAAGAAAGAGAGACTGACGATCGCTACTGTCGATAACAAGTCAGAAGAAATCTTAGACAATCCAGACCGCATGTCTATCCACATCACTGACGATACAAACCCTCCGTACATACGGTGCAACGTCAATGGTGGCGACAGCAATGCGTACTACTTCAAGCTCGAAGACCCGACTTACATGTATAACTTCAAAGGCGAACCTATCTGGTCTATTGAGAAAGCAGACCCTGACTTCTACAAGTCGCTGTTTGATGTGTATCAAGAAGAAATGGAGAAAGAAGGTCGAGCTAACTTCCCAGTAGCAATGCGTGACTACTACACGGACACTTATTACAACGGAGTGTTCGACCCCAACCTAAATCAATTTAGTAGTGACTTCCCATTAACGCCTTGCGCATCTGCCAGCATCGAAGGCTTTATGAGATCGCATGGTCGCAGTAAACCTGACTACATACCTGATGCAAAAGTCGTCTTCGATCCAGCATCTGATGACGCAGCAGTTAACTTGGCTAACGTCCCGTACCACATCAACATGTTTCGTAAGACCGAGTACATGCTGTCTAATCGTGAGCACGAATCGCTAAGCATGGGTGACGCAGCTAAGATAGCTGACTCATGCCCACTGATCTACAAGCTGCTGACTCACATTCTGGGCGGACAAAGCCTCGAGGTTGAGCACTTCACTAATTGGTTGGCATATATATTCCAGACCAAACGTAAAGCAATGACTGCCTGGGTGCTGCAAGGTGTGCCTGGTACAGGTAAAGGTATCTTCTACACCAAAGTACTCAGACCATTATTCGGTAACGAACACGTACCAATGCGCGCATTGCAGAACATCGAAGAGCAGTTCAACTTGTACATGCGGCAAGCATTGTTCCTGGTAGTTGATGAGTTCCATATGGCATCGGCTAACGCAGGCGCTGTAAAAATTGCGGATAAACTCAAGAACGCTATTACAGAAAACACGATGACCATTCGTGCAATGCGTTCCAACCAAGTTGAGATGGCTAACTATACAAACTTTATCTTCCTCACCAACCGTATGGATGCCGTGAAAATCGAGGAGGGGGACAGGCGATACAATATCGCTCCGAGACAAGAACGAAAACTAGAAGATGTATACCCAGAAGTTATTGATGGCATCGATGATATTAGCTCTGAGCTGCACAAGTTCGCTGCTCTGCTTCGTAATTATAAAGTTAACAAGCAGCTAGTACGTACGCCTATTGCCAATAACGCTAAAGCACAGATGGCTCAAGTCACCATGTCTGTCATGGAAGAGTTCTTCGCAGCCGTGCGTCACGGCAAGCTATCCTTCCTTACAGATATCTTAGATATCAGCCTTACTAACGTGCTCCAAGGACAAGAGATCACTACTGCGCAACGCTTTGTTAAGCAGTGGATCGCAGAATCTCAAGCACAGTACTCAGTAATACCTATGGAGCATCTGCGTGTTGTGTATGGCGTGCTCACTGACGATCGTATATCGCAACGTGAGTTCATCAAACGTGCAGAACGTAACGGGCTGACCCGTGAGCGCAAGCGATTACACAATGCCAATGGTTACGACAACCCAACACGAGGCGTAGTTGTTGAGTGGCGCATCGATGACGAACTGTTTAACGAAGTCACTAATAAGTATTTCGATGACAAGGACCGCAAGCTGCTTACTGTTAATGCGTAAAAATATTAGTTATACTAATATCTCTACTTACTGCTACTAGGAAAGGTGATGATTAAGTTAACTCAGGATACGAGACCAGACGACGAAGTCGACTTCGAAAAACCAGAGGTACTAGGTGATGTCAGAGCATGGAGTTACTCAGCACTTAAAGTCTATGAAGAGTGCGCTTACAGAACGTATATCAGCCGTGTCAAAGGCGTCAAAGAACCGAGTGGCCCAGCTGCAGATCGTGGTACGCAGATCCACCAATACGCTGAAGACTATGTCGACGGCACTATGGGCGAGATGCATGACTCACTATTCAAATTTAAAGACGAATTCGAAGAACTGCGTGAGCTCTATGCGCAAGCCAAAGTAGAAAACGAAGGTGAATGGGGTTTCGATATCGACTGGGCAACAGTCGGTTGGATGCAAAAAGAAACCTGGGCTCGCATCAAGCTAGACGCCCTGGTCCAAGAAGACGAAACGTCAGCCCGTGTAATCGACTACAAAACCGGTAAGAAGTGGGGTAACGAGATATCTCACGGGCAGCAGGGTCTCTTGTATGCCATCGGCACCTTCTTCCGGTACCCAAATCTACAGTATGTACAAGTAGAGTTCTGGTATCTCGACAAAGGTGAGACCACTAAAAAATCCTACACACGCGAGCAAGCTATGATTTTTGCACCTGGCTACCATCGACGTGCAGTCAAAATGACAACTGAAAAAGAATTTGCTCCCACACCTAGCAAAGACAGCTGCAGATGGTGTCCCCACCGTAAAGGCGACGAACCCGAATGCACCTGGGGTGTGAGCTAACCTCCTTACCACGTTCCCCCGTAGTGAGCTTTGCCCTGGTGACTAAATGTACCGGGGCTTTTTTATTCCCGATCGGAATTCAAATGATCCCCATGATGAATGAACCATGTACAGAGAACCCCTATGAAAAAGCTAAAGCAATTGTTCCAAACCATTGCGCTGTATTTACTCGGCGCATTAATCGTATGCCTCACCCTCCTTGTGCTCATACAAGCCTTGTATATCGGTATCACCGGTCTATTCGTGCTGTTTTGCATAGGAGGTGTGGCCTGCCTCTATTACTCCAGGAGTAAATCTCAGAATGATCCTTGACCAAATCATCATCGCAATCGAAGTCGCACTTGTACTTATTTCAATACTAGGAGTTATCTATGATTTTTGCAGGACTGATAGCAGCGCTGGGACTACTGTTCCTTCTTTTTAAATTCGGTGTACGCCGCATTATTACGTACGACATTCCTATCGACATCACAGCCACCGTCCTACTCATGGTTCTATTCGCCGGTACTTTCTCCGGCATGATGGCTGCAATGTTTGGTGGCCTAGTTATATCCGTCACGCTCTTCGTCATGAAGCAAACAATGGCTCGCGAAGAACTACATCTAGTCAAAGTAAAAAAATTCCCTTATCGCGCATGGCGCTGGATAGAGGTAGATCCCAATGATTGATTTTATAACCGGCTTGGTTTTCATCGTTGTCTGCGGCCTTGTTGTATACGGAATCTTCCGACAAACAGCAGACGAACAAATCCAGTGGAGAGAACGCAAACGTGAGGAGATGAGCAATGACGACTAACTACAAAGAACTCTTATGCGGACACATGAAGGAGATGTTTGATTATGCAAATGTTTTACAAACGAAAAGGGTCCCTAGTCGAATACAAGCTCGTTACAGATCCGAAGGAAGCGATGTACTGGACTACACACCGTTTGAAGAAATCCGAGATCAAGATCATGACGCAAGGCGACAGGTCGACAACCGCTCAGCTCAGACAGGAGATACTCAGTGACATCATTAGCCGTGAACCTAATCCCAGTAAAAAATCTACGCCCCCCAACGACGAGGTATCGGAAAGGCGTCAAGCCTCCAAGCCTCAACATGTTAAAGCGCGGCAAACAAAACAAAAAGCTGGGTGACAAAGTAAGCGTCAAAAAGTGGAAAGGTATGACTATGTACTCACTCACTCTCGAAGAACGCGCTACTTGCCCTAGCGACTGCCAACAATGGGACGTGTGTTACGGCGACAATATGCCATTCGCGCACAGGTTTGATCACACAGATTCTAGCTTTATCGAATCTCTAGAGCAGCAACTGTCGCTTTTAAACGACAAACACCCTGAAGGTTTCGTAGTTAGGCTTCACGTCTTAGGTGACTTCTACAGCGGTCAGTACATCGTCCAGTGGCAGTTGTGGCTGCATCAGTTTGAAAGCTTGAATGTGTTCGGATACACCCATCATTCATATACCTCACAGCTAGGTTCTATGATCAGCAACGTAAACCGGCTGCACCCTGATCGCTTCCGCGTCAGATTTTCAGACGACATGAGTACGCAATTTAGTGCGCACGTAACAAAGTCAGAAGGTATCAGTTCAAGTATCAGCATAGTTACCGATGCCATCATCTGCCCAGAACAGCTAGGTAAAACAGACAGCTGTGCCTCTTGTGGCTACTGCTGGTCTAGCAATAACCCTATCGTTTTTATTGAGCATTAATATTAGTAAGGCTAATAAATGAAATTAACAGAAAGTGAAAAGCTCCAACTCTCTATCAAGCCTCAAAAGTTTAAAACGAAAGGGGCGTACAAACTCCCCGGAGAAGAAAAGCGCGATGCTTATTGCAAATGTCCAGCGCACTACCGAATAGGCGATTGGCCTAACAACTGTAGAGGCTGCGGTAGGCGAATCCGTATTTGAACCATTATATTAGCTGTGCTAATATACTAAACCATCAATGAGTGATGCCTATGTATCAACCTTTCGAACACCAAAAAGTCACAACTGACTTTATTATCGATAATCCACGCTGCCTCATTACGTCTGATCCAGGCACAGGTAAAACACGGTCTGTCCTAGACGCGATCGCGAACCGTGGATCACGAACCTTGGTCCTTGCACCGTTGTCCATCCTCGAAGCATCGTGGGGTGATGACATCGAGAAATTCACACCTGGTCTTACGTACGTTGTTGCGTACGCCAAGAATCGCGACAAAGCATTCTCTGGTAATGAAGATGTAGTTATTACCAATCATGACGCTGTGAAGTGGTTGCTCAAGAATCAAACCAAGCTCAAAAACTTCGATACGTTAGTCATTGACGAGTTCACTGCATTCAAGAATCCAAGCAGTCAACGAAGCAAAGCCATCAAAAAGCTATCTGATTACTTCCAATACCGCATCGCAATGTCCGGCACACCAAACAGCAATGGCATCCTCGATATCTGGCACCCAACACTGCTAGTCGATGACGGCGAGCGGTTAGGTCGCAGGTTCTACAGTTTCCGAGCGTCGGTCTGTACACCACGCTTCAATGGTTTTGCTAACGAGTGGGTACAAAAAGACAACGCAGAAGAAACCGTTGCAGCTGCGCTCAGTGACATCAACATCAGGTACGAGCTAACCGAATGTCTCGACATGCCAGAGCAAAGTGTACGCACCATGTATGTGACGCTACCTAAGAACATCATGAATCAATACGAAACGCTCAGTGAAGACAACGTGTTGTACACCGGAAAAGCCACAATCAACGCAGTCCATGCAGGCAGCAAGGTCAAAAAGCTCCTCCAGTTGTGCACCGGTGCTGTCTACGACGAGCACGGTGACGTTCAGAGTATTCATAGCGAGCGGTATGACCTAGTCATGCAGCTAGTCGAGGAACGTGCCCAGTCACTTGTAGCGTTCAACTGGAAGCACGAACAACGGTACATGGTTGAGTTAGCAGACAAGCTAGGCATCAAGCACAGCACCATCGACGGCAGTACACCCGCACACAAACGCAAAGACATTGTCGATCGTCTCCAAGCTGGTGAGTTACAAGTTGTGTTCTGTCACCCCCAATCAGCGGGGCATGGCCTGACTATGACTAAAGCTAAGACTGTCATATGGGCATCGCCCACCTACAACGCAGAACATTATCAGCAGTTCAATCGACGCATCTACAGAGCCGGTCAGACTGAAAAGACCGAGGTCATTCAGATAGCAGCGCGTAACACCTGGGAACCAGAGGTGTACGAAAAGTTGCAGGGCAAAGTTGATCGAATGGACCAGCTACTCGGAATCCTAAACAAACTAAAACACGCAGCCTAAGAGAAACCCATGAATATTAATGAACTAATCGAATCAAGAGCCGAGGTCAAAGACTCAATCGAAGGTCTGAACCGAGAGCTTAAAGAACTAAACAAGACTAAAGATGACTTAGATTATCAGCTCTTGACCCAATTAGATGAGCAGGGTTTGTCACGTACCGCTAATGACAAAGCCAGTGTGTCTATTAACCAAACTGTTGTACCTGATGTCCAAGACTGGGATGCGCTGTACGCGCACATCACAGAGACCCAGGACTTTGCACTGTTACAACGGCGGGTATCGTCGACTGCATACAAGGAGCTTCTGAAATTAAATGAAGCAGTTCCTGGTGTGGAGACCCGTGAAATTCGACGCATTAACTTTCGAACCTTGTAAAACCTAAACCTAAACCTAAACCTAAACATGAATCATGAATCACGAAGAGTATATAAATTATGAGTAAATCAGCCGTAGCAGTAGCAGTAGTACCAAGCAACCTCGTAGCATCCACAGACAAATTACCAGCCCACCTCGTCGGTATCGACGGCGGTCGCGGTAACGAGAACGTAGGCGCTAACGTACAAATACCACGCATTAAACTTCTCCAGAAGATGTCTAATGAAGTCGATAAGCACCACGCTGCTTATGTCGAAGGTTGCGAGCCAGGTCACCTGGTCAACACATTAACTAATCACAACTATGGTAACGACCTGTACTGCTTGAGCTTGACGTTCAAGACTGAGTTCGTTGTATGGCGTCACTTAGATGCTGGTGGTGGTTACGGTGGCGCTTTCGGTTCACAAGCAGAAGCGCAGTCGTATGTTGATACACAAGATAAGCCTAGTGAATACGACATTAATGAGACTCACGCACACGTTATCCTCGTCAAGAACCCTGAGACAGGTGAGCTCGAACGCTCTCCAGCTATCATGGATTTCGCTAGCTCTAAGCTGCGTGTATCCAAAGCTTGGAACTCTCAGATCGGCATGAAGGGCGGCGATCGATTCGCGGGTCTGTGGAAAGTTTCTGGCGTACCTACCGAGAACAAGATGGGCAAAGCGTTTATGAATTGCGAAGTCTCGTTTGTTGGTTGGGCTCAAGAAGAAGACTACAAGAGTGCTGAAGCCTTGTACGAGCAGCACGCTAAATAAAATAGGGCAGGTCGACCAAGCAGCGCACTGATAAAGCGTTTTGCTCACGACACGGATTGATCCACCGTTGGTCACAACGGATCACTTACTTTATGAACGAGCACAGTTTTGTAAGATCCATACATAACGCTCTATCACCCGACGTGTATAAGTGGAAAATCCACGATACATATACGGGAGGTGTCCCCGACGCTTTCTATGCAGGACCAGCTGGGACGCTGTTCGTTGAATACAAGTACGTTAAATCCCTCCCCAAGAAAGACACAACGGTGATCAAGCATTCGCTATCACCCCTTCAAATACAGTGGTTAAACCGCATGAAGCAATCCACCCCTGTAGCGTTGATATTAGGAGTTGAGGATTCAGCTATTATAATAGTTGATGACTTCTCCGCTAATATATGTAAATCTCAGTATATAGAACAAAAAGTGACACGACGGCAGGTAGCCCAGTGGATTTTTGATATTACACACTCAGGACGAGCAGATGAAAAAGCCTCAAGAACTCCCCAATTCTGTGAATAATTTAAGAGCCATATGGGATTCGAAAAAAGTAGAAATGCAGTTCACTCAGGTCGAAGCTGCAAAAGAGCTCGGCTGGTCTCAAGGTGCTATATCGCACTACCTCAACAACATCACATCGCTGGGACCGTCAGCGATTATTAAGTTCGCAAATTTCTTAGGCGTCGACCCCCTAGATATCGATCCAGAAATCCGCGAGTTTTTACCAAATACCCGCACCCGCGTAATTCGATATGACTGCGATAATCTCTCAAGAACAATTGACACAAAACTCTACAATCGAAATCCAAAGTCTTCTTTCTGGGTAAAAACTCACCCCCGCGCCTTTAAATATTTAAAAGGGTCGGTCGCCAAAATGGTGCTAACTCTAAATACAGATTGGCATACAAACGTGTGCCCAGCTAAAGACTATCCAGACGCCGGAGCTTTTTTAATACAGTTGAAGGGCGAGAAAAGAGCTTTTGTATATCTCAAAGACGACCTGCCCCCCGCTAATAAAATA